GCTCATCGAACAGCTTAAGGCGAAGGTGTTCACGTCGGCCAACCTGAAGAAGGCCATGCGTGATTTCGAGACTTTACGTAAGTCTGCCCTGCCCAAGAAGATGACGCACGAGACGGCCATGCAGGCCGAGTTGGACGCTATGAACATAGCCCTCAAGGATGGCGTTACGGGTTTCGATACCGTCATCAAGGCTTTTGTGAAAAGCGAAGTCTCTGCGAAAGACAAGCCAAGGCCGATAGCGAACCATGGCGTCGAGCGACTTTATGCATTGGCTAAAGTCGCTTATGCTTTCGAACACACGATCTTTGACGTGTTACGGAATGCATCCATCAAGGGACGCGGTAAGCCGGAAGCCATCGAAGGCATTTTGCAGGGCATGTCCAACATGCGGCCTGGCGCACGGTTCGTCGAGAACGATTTGACAGCTTTTGAGTTCGGGATTTCAGAAACCCTAAAACAGATAGAGCAGGAGATCTTCGTTCACATCGCGAACCTGATAGGCGTCGAAGACAGCGGGACGTTGTTGTTTGAGCGGGTTGTCGACGATCGCGACAAGTGTGCCACCTGGCGCATGAATTATCGCGACAGTACAGGTGAGAGGAAGACACTTAAGTTCAAGTTGTCGCAGACCATGCGCGAGAGTGGCGACCGGGTGACAAGCTCGGGCAACTTCTTTCAGAACTTGGTCGCTTGGTTTTCCTTCCTGGTCGACCCCGAACACGTGGGAGATGCGCTTGATTCTTTGCTGCGTTTTCGCGGCACGAAGATGTTCTACGTATCACCCCGCGACACAACACTCGTCACGGTCAAGAGCCGCGAGGTCAGGCGCAAATACATGACCTGTTTCGCGTTTGAAGGCGATGACACCGTGGGCCGCTTCGAGGAGAAGATTTGGCCCACAGGCGATGGGCCGTGCCCCGTCAACGAGTTTTTCGCGCGCTGGGGCTGGAAGGCCAAATTGGTGTGGAAGCCGTTGACTGGGGACGGGTATGTTCGTTTCGTCGGTTACGAGGCGTTATTGCACGACAGCGTCGTCGTGTATGATGGTGGGCAAATCGTGATGACGCCGGAGACCACGCGGTTTCTGCGCACGAAGTCATGGACCACCACGGACGTCACGCCGCAGGAGCTGAAGACATGCATCCGGATTTTTGCTGCGACCCTCGCTGACGGGTTTAAGCATGTGGAACCGATGCACGCTTTCCTGCAGGCCATGTACGACGACAACAGCGGCGGCATCGACGTTAGCGCCGAGAAGGTACGTGAGTATTTTCTTGCGGTCTCAGGGGACTTGCCGACAGCAGGCACAGTCATGAGCCGCGCGGTGCCGATGCCGCCATTCGAGTGCGGTGATCCCAGCAAGTGGAAGCGTCTTCTGCGCGTGAGCGCGGGGGAGTTCACTGATAGGGAATGGGCGGTGATGTGCCACGTTGGCACCGTGCGCATGCACGGCGCCGACTTGGCGACTTGCGTGCCCGCCTCGTGGCGGGCGTAGCCTAATACTTGTTTCACACCCGGCGCTACCGGGATTTAATAAGGAGTTTTAAGCACCTATGTGGCGTCTTCGGACGAAATTACCCGAGAGTTTTGGCACAGGGCCTCGGGGTCGTACACTTACCGTGCTGGTTTCCACAGGCCAGGCGGGCAAGATCGCCCACGGGCGGGAGTGCTGCTGGTGTGCGATGAGATGGTCCAGGTTTGCAATGATCCATGCGCCTGGTAGGGGACGCGGGTGGGGCAGCGGCTTACGCTCCACTTGGCCGGGACTGGTCCCTAATTCCACCCTTATGCCTGAGTAGCCGGGGTTAGTCCGGTGAACAGCCTGGGTTCGTCGGGAGGCGATGGCGGTGAGGGCACTACTGTTACCCGAATGCAGCGGTTACTGTCGTAGGGGCGG